CTTAGAGACAGGTTTCTCATGGCGGAAACAATCCGCAGCGCGGAGTAGGGGTTCGTGACTTGCCTTTCGGTTCAGAGGCGCGTGCACTTCCATCGATGGAAGGAATAGAGAAAAGAAGAAGGATTGCTCAACGGTTGCAGCCACCACGACTGCTCTGATGAGGCATATCCCTCGCCGAGTCCACTATGCCGGTAGAGGCATAGCTCGTCGACCCTCTTGCCCTCCTAGGTTATGCACACACGACTACTTAATAAGCGCCCGCAGGCGGGCCCCGGACAAGCCGGCTAGTAGTTCACTCATTTGAAGGGTCAGACTAGAAGCTGCTCCCTCCCCTAAACAACACTGAGACTATCACCTCCCTGTGACAGAAAGCGCTCACCGCTCACAGTACAGGACTCCCCCACAGGGAATCCCCGAAACGAGCATATCAGGAACCGCCTGATACGAGACTTTTCCAGATCGAAGACCATCCCGCACGAGCGTGCAACGCACGCTAAGGAAGGGATGATCCTCGACCCACTTCCGACGGGACCAGGAAGTGGGAACGAACCACTCAGGGTGCTGACCCGCCACGGCAAGAAGCCGTGCGGGCCAGAGGAAACCCCAGGTGGTATCGATTCTGGAAAAGAAAGGTGAGCGCGGGAGTACGGGGCGACGATCGCCACGAAGTAAGTAGGAACGGAAAGGGCGAGCCCGACATCCGGTCCAACGAGCAACGTGGTCACTGGCTAGCCGGCGCGCTAGCACAGTTATAGTACGATAGAACTTGGGTTCCGGAAGGGGCCCAAGTTTTACCGGAAGAGATCGATCATCCCCGTACTCCTTAGTGGGGGCTGGTTTCGAATGCAGGGCATCGCGAAACCAGCGTCGTCGGAGGAGGATCGTCCGCCAAAGCGGGGGCAGAGGGGCGAGAGAGATTGTCCGAAGACAGATCTCGTAACGCATAAGAGAGCAGACGATCCAAAGGCGAACGTCCATTCTCAAACCCTCTGTGCCCTGGATGATACCCGAAAGGATGTCACCCGGACAATTACGCTCCACTGGACGGAGGAACGAAAGGGAAATTTTCCGAAGAAAACGTCCCCGCTTATAGTCGAAGCAGCGACTATTCAACTCTCCAAAACGGGGGGAAAAACCCGTTTTTGAGGTGTTGACTACAAAACCAAAGGCAGCCGTGACACGCTGCCAAGTTTCGTAGAAGTGACGATCGCCCGAAAAAAGGCAATCATCCCCGTTAAACCGTCCAATCCGCCCCGAGCGATGGCCACTAAGGTCGCATGTGAGGTCAAAACAGACCTTATTCAGGATACACAGAAGCGGGAAACTGACCAAGTTACCCATCATCTGACCCCTGGACACACGACCTTCGTATTCGAGACTGCACGGAGAGCCCGTGAAGACCTCGAGATCCCTAAAGGATCCCATCAGCTCGGAGCGCTCCTCCGACGAAAGCGAAGGACTCTCTAGGAGTACCTCGACCATAGCCTCAACGGCAAGCAAATAGATTTTATCGGTGGCGCTACTGTAGTCGCCAGAGATAAAACTCTCACCATCCCTACGGTCAGAGGACACCGCTAGAAAGTCCTCTGATGTCACTTCCCCACGAACACACCAGCCGAAGGAGCTGATATGATCGTACAGGGCTGTATGGACAGGACGAAGAATGCGCTTCACGCGGGCGGGCTGCACAGTCACAACCCTATTCTTCCCCTTTGTCTTCGCGCAAGCCACCCTCAGGTGATTTGACGGGGACAACATCGAACGCGCCACGGAGACCGACATGGTCCCGCCGCTCGCGCGCGATGCCTCCAAACAACCCTGCTGGTCAGGGAAATAGACATCAGACCCACCACTAGGGTCAACACTCTCCTTTCTTGCTCGTACCAGACGAGCACCCCAGCCATCCACCAAGATGCGCGAGCGCATCTTGAGATAAGAAAGGAGATCCGCACGAGACAGATCTCCCATCGAACCCATGGTTTCTCTATCCGAGATAGACGCCAACCATGATCGAATGGCTTTCTCCGAAGATACGGCGTCACACGTATCACACCTTCGATCAAACAATCTAGAGCATGACTTCAGCGCCGAAGTCACACTCCAGAGGTGTTTTTTCTTAGGGACCCTAGACAGGATCTCGGGAACACACTCTTTCCAGGAACTCGCGAGGTCCAGGCAATTCAGCCCCTGTAACACAGGGAGAGCATCGTGTTGAACTCTATAGTTCATGCACACGATCTGAATAGCCCGCCTCAAGGCGAGAACGGTAGACTCTGCTGCAGCGCAGCGAGCGACCAAAGATGAGCTTCCAAAAAGCGAAGTCATCGGTGGGGTATTCGTCGACATTGTCA